ATGAACTTCTTGCAACCTTTTCCCAGTTGTTCTTAAATTTTCTCAATATATCCTTCCTCTGCTCACCTTTCCGCAGGCAATCTATGATAAAGTTTATCTGCGCTTGTTCGTTGGGTTTAGGCATTATTGAATAAGATTTAAGTATTCATTCCTGCATTTATCATCTTCTTTGAATAATCCTATCATCTTACTTGTCTGTGTCCATGTATCATGCTTCTTAATTCCTCTCATGCTCATACAAAGATGTTGTGCCTTTAAAGTTACTGCTACACCTCTGGGCTTTAGTTCCTCATTAATCTTTTCTGCAATTTGTGTGGTAATTCTTTCCTGATTCTGTAATCTGCAAGCAAACATATCTACACACCTTGCCAGTTTGCTTAATCCCACTATCTTTTTATCGGGAATATAGGCAATGTTTGCAAATCCAAAAAAAGGCGCTACATGGTGTTCACAAAGTGAATAAAAAGGTATATTCTTCTGAATAATCATTTCGTCTATATTCTCCGCCTCAAACATCGTAAATTTAAAATCTTTTGGCTTTAAAAACTCTCTTAAAAAAGCAATATATCTTTTCGGTGTTTCTGTTATTCCTTCTCTATCTGTATCTTCACCCAGATGCTTTAAAATTTGCTGAAAGTGCCATTCAGGACTATTTATAGTATATTCCATAGTTTATGATTCTGTACTGATAACCGCCATTTCCCATTTTGTAAGCAAAGTTCTATACAATGCTTTAAATTATCTAAATTTATATTCATTCCATCCGAATGAGGGCTAATAAAATAATTATCGGCTTCAACGGCTGGCTCTGGTATTGTCTGACCTTTATGCCTTACATATCTTAGCTCATTTACTTTGTACGGAAAATTCTTCTTCAATACATGCTCAGCTACCTTTGGAGAGATGCATACATAGTCTATGCCCTTAGGAACAGGATTTAATCCGCTTGTTTCAATTGCTTGAAAGTATCCTTTTGTTTTAAAATAAGAAACAATTTCCTCTGTTAGCTGGTCTGTTGGTTCTCCACCAGTCCAGGTTATGTCTTTACATTGGCATGCGTTCTTTTGTAGCCATTCATAAATCTGCTCCACTGTCATTTCTTTGCCGCTTTCAAATTCTGTGTCACATTTTACTCCAGAAGCATAGCATGCATACTTGGTATTACAGCCTGATGCTCTGATAAATACAGTTGGTGTACCAACTCTGGCTCCTTCTCCTTGTAATGAATAAAATATCTCTGCTATCTTTAATCTATGGTGCATAAAGACAACTTGTTTTTGGTGTTTCGCTTAGCTCTATGGCACAAAGCAAAGGATACTGTTGCTTAAATATATCATAGAGCTGCTTTGCTATATTCTCTACCGTTGTATTGTGTGACGGAAATACATCGTTTAAATTTCTATGGTCTAAAACATTGTCAACATATTCTTTAATCTTATCTAACTCTCTGTAATCCTGTACAAAGCCTATATCATTTATATCTCCTCTAAGATAAACCGTTAATACATAGTTATGTCCATGAAGCCTGCTACATGGGTGCTCTTCTGGTAATCCATAAAGCTGGTGTGCGGCACTGAAATGAAACTCTTTTTTAATGTAAAGCATAGTTCTGTTTAAAATTATTTTCTGTTGAATAGTAGCTGTATGAATCGCTTAATATCTTCTTTACTTGCCATTTAAATTTTCCTGTTAGAGGCATATTAATATAGATTCCGATAAGATACTGATAGAGCTTTAAATTAAACCAGTTGCTGTCTTTGTATCTATCAAAGACAGGAAATATATTCCTTGTTCCGATAATTACTTCATCGTATCCCATTCTTTTTAATTCTGCTATAAAGTAATAATTTCTGTTTTGTATATCTGTATGCCAATCTTTTTCTATTACTATAAGCTGTTTATTAAGTGTGTCGGCCATTCTTTTAGCATGAGGATATTCAAGCTCGTGATAGGTTTGTCCATAATTAAAATAGACACAATCAAAATCTCTCTCGATTACAGCACAGGCTATGCTATCCATACCTCCACTTAGTAATAGTGCTTTCTTCTTTGGCTTATATCTGTTAATCAGAAAAGGACGCCATCTAAGTCTGGAAGTATGAAATGGCACATCTGACAGAATATGTATTAATGACGAGAGTGCAAGATAAGGTTGAACGAAGTAAAGTAATGCTGGGAATATGAGTGAGTGTGTAAAGACATATAAGCCATAGAATTTAAAATCCCATTTATTGAATCTTTTAAATCTTAATTCATTTGGTATTAAAGCAATGTCCGGAAGTAGGCTGCCTACAATAAATAAATGCTCTTTAGTTATTACATATCCTACCATCCCTACTGCTATATGTCCTATGATGTTCATAAATTTTTATCGGCAAATCTCTGAAATTGAACCCAAACTTCAAAATTGTATATGTCCAGCTCTATTTTAGATTTTACTCTTATATTATTTCTATTCTTAGGTCTGTAATTATTCATCTTGGAGAAATTTTTATTAAACCTACAAACCACTCCAAACTTACCGCCACTTAGCCATGTTGTACTATCAACGCTATCAAATTTTAATTCCTTAAGCCAAGGCACGGAAGTAAATCCAAGTCCATGTATTTTTGTATTACTCCTATGTGCAGTTTCTATAAACCATTTAAGAATCATTGGATTTTTCCTAATTAACATTCCTGTGTTATTTGCTCTGGTAGTACCTATTGCAACATATGGGTATTCTTCGCAGCATTTTAACCAATACTCTTTTCCTCTGTTTGCATGCCAGCATACAATAGGTGGTATACCAATAGCATCTTCAATCTTCTTGCGGTAATACTCAACTTTTTTTAATCCAACCACACAATCAATATCCAATTCAAAGAACAACTTCTGATTGGTATGCTTTATGAAATCAATATATTTCTTCAAATAGCTATCCCAGTTAAAGTTTCTGAATTTACTGCTTTTATCGTTAATGGCTGAAAAAGCTCCACTGTCTAATATATGTTTTTCCTGATAAACATATTCTCCAAACTCACCTTCCTTATGCTCCCAGAATGATGAAAGAAGATAGATGTCTTTTGTTGGTTTCTTATAGTATCTTTCAATCGTTTTAAAGCTTGCCAGATAAACCTTCATTCTGATGTAAGTAGACTAAGAAATATCTCTTCGACCGTTCCTGTATATTTCTTGAGTGCCTCTTGAACAATCTTATATTCTTCTTCATTATATTTAAGAATGATATGATATTTATTATCCTTCTTCTGTTCAATTTCTACAAAAAATTTATCAATATCCTCGTCTTCTTTAAATGGCTTTGTTAATCCCAATTCCACCGCCTCAATCTCAAACTCCTCACAAACGGCCTCCGCAACTTCAACATCTTCAATGTAGTTATGCTTCGATACGGTATTGTCCAGAATCTTCATCTTAGCTCCTTCCGCGCTGTTAATGTCAAGGTCAACACGCTGAACAACAACAAGTTCATTGCCGTCTGTTTCAACGACTTTGATTTTGTCCATTCCGATTTCGTGAAACTTTTCAACGGTCTTGTTCCCGGCTATCAGTACGCCATTCTTATCGGCAAGCACGGAGCGACCTGCACCAAGTTCTTTCAATGATTTTTCAAGCAAATACGTTCCGTATTCGCTACCTTTGTTGATGTTCTTTTTATCAAAGACTAAATCAGAAATCTTTTTAATCTTTTTAGCCATATTTAATCTCTGCAAAGATATGCTTAAAAAGAAAGTTTTTTTATCAAATCTTCTTCAGTTATTTCCTCTCCGTTTAAAAAGCATTTGCCGTCATTGAAAAACGTATTTTCAAACTTTATTAAATGATAGCCTAAAAACGTCCATTCTTTTTCTAATTCCATTCCGGCTGTTATCCATTTTGCAAGATTATTCCACATGATTTGCTGAAATCTTTTTGGCTCTGAATTACGAGTTTTTACTTCAATAAACATCAATTTCTTTTGCTTCCAATTCCAAAGTATGAAGTCTAAATCCGATACACAGTATCCTGTGTTGCTGTCGGGAAGACAGCGCCTTATCCACTGTGAAAAGGTTAAATCACGAAAGCCTGTTTTCTCTTGTATGGTCATAAAAAAGATTTTGCAAGGTTAAATGTTTCCTCATTTATCTCTGCTGCAAGGCAGTGTCTTCTTTTCTGACTTGCTACCATAATTGTTGTTCCGCTGCCTGCAAACGGGTCCATAATAACGTCATTTTCAGACGTGAAGTTATCTATTAGGTAAGCAATACCGCTTCTAGACTGCTGCCAATCGTGTCCGTCTTTTTCTCTGTTTTCAGAAATAAAATAGTCCTGAATGGTGCTTTCAAGCTTCTTTTTGCCATTTTGGTAAATCAAAACAGGCTTCCATCTGCATATAAGGTTAACTCCGTTAACTATCTGCGTCTGTCCTTCATGGTAAACGCAGAACGTCCAATAATAATCCAAATGCTCGCTCATTCTTTTCATTACTTCAGGAAGGTGCATCTGTCCTGAATATGCAATGCAGAAGCCGTGCGGTTTAAGAACCCTTTTTGCGAACCGTGACAGCCTGCTCCATTGTTCAATATACTCATATTTATATGGTGGGTCGGTAATGATGCAATCTATACTGCCGTCAGGAATATCAGAAAATACCTCCACAAAGTCGCCAAGCCTGAAGTCAACTTCTATATTTTTCGCCTTTCCTTCTTCTGTTCTTTCCTTTCTGGCTATTGATTTATTGTATTGCTTTGCTGCTTTAAGAAGCCGCGCTGTTGTTAGCTCAATTCTTTTCCTTGTTTCATTCTTAGCAATAGCTATTTCCTTTTCAAAGATTTCTTCAGGCAAGGAAGCAATTTGCTGAAAGGTGCTGCTTTCGTTCCATGTAATACCGTAGTCAGATAAACTTTTACCGAACTCACTGCCTTTAAGTTCGGTGTTTTGTTTTAAATTTCTTTCTCTGCTTTTACTTACCTCGCTTTCCTTCAAAAGCTTTCCGAGTATTCGCTGCGTTCTGATTTTCTGCTCCGCAATCATATTCTGCAATTCGGCATCTATCTTTTCAGCCTTTGCCCATACCTCAATGGCTTTTACTTTATTAAGATACGAAAAACCGCTTTCTATGTCTTTTATTTCAGCAAGCTTCTGCTTTGCAATGTCTCTTAATACAAGCGTTCTTTCCATATCAATACAAAACCTTCACACGATTATATCCTTGCACAACATCGGAAGCACCGATGATTGAAACAGCTTTGCCTTGAAACAAGTTACGGACGGAATTAGCCACGTCCGAAGGATTGACTGTTCCAAACGGCAAGCCTGAAATGACCCAACCGCAGTCGGTATTGTCGAACATCTTACCGTTAAGAAGTTTCCACCAGCCGATGTTTTGCACCTCAACAACAAGTACTCCTACTGACTTTGCTTTAACCATGATAGCCGGCTGCCCGGAATCAACAACGCCTGAAATCCGAACATAGCCGCCATCCATATCAAGATTGATAACTGCGGGTGGCGCTGTCGTTGCGGATTCATAATGAACGCCTGAAATATCAATCAGCTTTGAGGTTGTCAATCCCGCCTGCTCAATGCTGATTAAATGCTTATATGTACTTCCTTCGCCAATAATCTGGTCTATCTTCAGTCCATTGGTAGCATAGCTTACAATTCCGACAGCATTGGGATTGGTTGAATAAAATCTGAAGTTTCTTACGGTTGTGTTATTACATGCCGATGAGGCGCGTGTTGCCCATGAATAGCGGTAATAATCGAGAACTATTCCATAAAGACTTCCTGTGGCATCGCAATGCTCAATGACATTATCCATTGAAAAGGTTAAGTGATAAGCTGAATAACCACCAAAGACACGGCATGAACTGTAAACAGCCTGATAAGTTGAACCTACATCAAAGACCTTAGTAGTCTGATTATTGCAGTTAATGATTAGTCCGATGAAGTGAAACCTTGCGTTACACATAAACTCTGCTTCTGCTATTGATGAAGGCTGCTCACGAGTGAAAAGCGAGGCCGGATTGCCGACAACGTTGATGGTGTCATTGAAGCCCTGCACCCAGACGTTGAATTGTGTTTTTTTAATTGGCGTGAGTTTATTGATGTAAAGCGTTTTCGTGATAAACACAGGCATTCCCGTGTTCATTGCCTTACTCAATGCTGCTGCGTCAATTTGGTCGGAAGTCGTAAAGCCTAAGCCTGGATAATTAGCATCAATGTAAGCTTGACTTAATCCGGCCTGTGCGAAAGTACGATTGGCATTGACTGCTCCGTAGTTCTCGGGATAAGCAATGTATTGTGTTGCTGCTTGACCGCCTGACGTACCGTCTGCTCCTCTCGGAATGCCAAAGTTAAGGACGGCATTTGTTGCCGTCCCTGAATTAGTAACCGTTGCATTGCTGCCGGCAGGTAGCGTTGTTGTTGTGCCGATGGTTACCGTTGCTGCCTGACCGGGCAGACCTGTGTCGCCCTTATCACCTCTGTCGCCTTTATCTCCTTTGTCGCCTTTCAGGTCGTTTACTGCAATTAAGTTAATCCATTCGCTGCCGTTTGTTGAGTACTGAATAAAGCCACTGCTCACTCTCATCATTACTGCCTGTGAAGAAGGCTGCGCACCTTTAAACATCATTGTTTCACTCCACTTTTTAGTTTGAGCATTGTACTCGTACCAATTGCCGGAAAGTGTGTCGTAGGCCACATAGCTTGTTTTCCAAGTTACTGTTGAAGGATTGAATGCCGGCACTCCGCTTGTTTTTACTATCCTGTACCATGTTGAATTGATTTGCGCCTCGCAGCTGATTGCCAGAAGCAATGCAAGGAAAAGAAGTTTAAGTTTTTTCATGTCTTTAAGTTTCCGGCAAAGATATGAAAAGCGAAGTTTTTGATGTCATAAAGGTTAAAGCTTCCGTTCTTTTTCCATTCTCTGTAAACATTCGAGCGGCGTTTCATTTGGCAGTAATTCATAACTACATCCAACAACTCCACCTTTCCAGGTTTTTTTCCTTTTACCAACTTGTTTTGAAAAATGAACATCTATTGTCCTTCTTACTTTTGCAAATAAATGTGTCCACTTCAACCATTTAGGCCTCCATTCTCTTTCTTCTACATAAATAGTAGTTGGTATTACTTCACCGTCATAACTATCCGTATAGTTATAAGTCCAAGATTTTTGTTTTGCTTTCCATTCATCCTTGTAAAAATCTTTATAATTGCCTTTTGTTTCGTGTTCCCATGTATCATCTTTCAATAAAATTGAAGTTCTAACCCAATCCTTTGTAACGAATGGAATATCCCAAGTCCACCATTTTCTACCGCCTTTCATATTTCCTTTTCCACCTCTGTATATCCAAAGAGTATTGTTGTGAATAGCAATGCCCCATTTTGGGGGGTCACATTCATCAGTCCATTTGTTTCTAAATGGTAAAACAATAGTTAATCTAAAAAAAATCAAACCTAAATTTATGCGTGGGCGGTTATCAAAGTAGCCACATATTTCATAACTAATATCAAATTGCCGGCCCCAATAGAAGATTATCCAATCGGTTGTTTTGCATTCTTTTTTGCTTACCGTAGAAAGGTAGTAACAGTTTTCTTTTTTTCTAAATTTCATATTTTTTTGTTTTACTTGTTAATAGCTAAGTTCTTGGTGTCATGGTTTCGGATGTTTATTTGTTATGCGTAAATGTTTTTGCTACTATTTCTTCTTTTCAAATTTTATTGTCCACGTACTTCCGTCAGGATAAATGCAATCTCCTGTAATGAAATTTTGCGAGTTAGTTAATACTACTGCACTCATTAAAATTTGACCTGCCGCTGTAAGTGCTGAATTAACTATGTGTTTCTTTTGGTCTTCTGTTAATCCATCCGCAAAAACACTTTCGCTATCATTAGGTTTACAAAAAATCCCTTTGAACCATTGATTAAATTTTGTCATATTATTTTTATTTAGTTGTTAATCAAAATTTGTCTTATCTATCAATACTGCGGTAATACTCGGCACGTTAGCGGTAATAAATTTTACTCCTTCCTATATTTATCAGTATCCCAATATCGGTATTTCCCATACTTTATCCATTTCTTTATATGGTCTATCGTATCGGTGATAAAGTATTTATGTGTTAATGTATATCCGTAAGGCGTATGGGCAAACCAATTGTGCCTTCTCAATAAACTGCAATGGTATCTCATATCATTTGTACTCATATATTTTGTAGTTTAGATTGTGA